TCCAGGTACAGCTTGGGGGAACAACCAACGGTGTAGCCTCCGCATCAAGCACGATGTTCTTCATTCTTCTCAGTGCCTTCCAGTTGCTCATAGACGCAACCGGATCTGTGGAAATCGTCAGGTAGATGAAATGCAACTAAAAATTGAAAGTCTAAAACTTAAAGAATAAGATATTATAGATAACAGAACAATGGCTACTATCTATAAGATTTACTCTCCTTTAACTGATATGGTATATATTGGATCTACTACTGATAAATTATGCAAACGCATGAGCAAACATAAGTATTCGTTTAATCATCCAGGCAATGGTAACGGATATAGATCCGCACAAATATTTCAAGCTGGCGGTATTGCTAACACCATCATTGAGGCATTAGAAGAAACTGATCGTAATAATCAATTCATACGTGAAAGATATTGGATGGAACAACATCCAACAAATGTTAATAAGCATAACCCAGCATCTACGGAAGAAGAAAAACAGGAAGCAATTGAAGCTAACAAAATATATAAACAGGAATGGGCAAAAGCTCAACGTGACAATCCAGAAACTCGTGAGGCATTCTTAGCAAAACAAAATGCAAATCAAAAAGCATATTATGCAGAACATCGTGAGGAACAATTAAATAAAGCTAAAGAATATCAAAAGAAGAATCCAGAGAAGATCTCAGAAAAGAATAAACAGAATCATCAAAAGTTAAAAGAAGATCCTGTGAAGTACGCAGAGAAGATCGCAAAGCTTCGTGAGAAACAAGATGTAAAGGTTACGTGTGCCTGTGGAAAAGAAATAACTCAAGGGTCACTTCTTCGTCACATGAAGTCAAAAGAACATGCTACGAAATTAAATCTTACCGACGCATCCTCAGCATAATAATATTTATATAGTAGTAAGAACTATGGGTGCATCAGTCAGTAACTTCGCAAAAGAAGCCGCAAAAGATGCTCTTAAGTGGGTAGCTAAGAAAGGCATTAGCTGGGTAGGTGCAAAGATTCCTATTATTGGAACACCAATTGCTGACGCTATTAACCGAACTTTTAAGAAGGGCGGAGTATGCAAAGCTTACGCCGACGGTGGAGTCGTGGAGAAACTTAAAGAAGAAGGTATCAAGACTCAGGTTGTTAATACTCCCGCTCAGCTCATTGCCGCCATTAAGAAGTTTCCTGAAGCCGCCCAGAAGGCAGGTCTTACGGTTGAGATGGTAAAGGATGCTAAGGATCAAAAGGTGGGCAACGCTATGTCTAAGCCTGTAGAGGAAACCGCTGTTCAGGATGCCCCCATGATGAAACGTGGCGGACGTAAGGCAGGTCTTCATGGTCACGTTGAGGAGATCGCTAGCCATGATGAGGAGCCCGTTAAGCAACGTCGCAAGAAGGCAAGTAAGCGGAGACACCGAGAGCCTTCCCCTGCAGATCTGATGGCTCATGGGGGAGTACGTCATGCCTCCGTGGCATCTCTGCCGTATTCAAACTTAGATCGGCTGAATAATTATGCTCGGGGAGGACAGCACTTAGATGTAGGTCTTCAATCTGGGAATGAATCTTATGTTCAACTTCACCATGGGAAGCGTCATGGACTTCATGGGAAACATTAATCTTTTCTTCATCATCTTCTTCGTCATCGTTAAATTGGTCTATAGCATTTTGTATGCATGCTCTCTCTGCTTCTTTCTTTTCTTGTCGTGTGATCGTACATACGGTTGGCGGTAATGTTTTAATAAAGCGTCTCATCATCTCATGAAGCTGATCATCAGTTGGTTGTTGGTACTCTGCCATCTATAGGTTTATTCTTTTTTTATTTAACAATCCGTACGCATCCAGGGTTTAAACCCATGTATATATGGTTTAATCCCTTGTTTAAGGCTTTAAACCATATATATAGTAGTTTAAACCATGTTATAGGGCTTAAAGGATCTATTAAAGATCTTTAATAGATCCTTTAAGCCCATTTTAAGCCTTTAAACTGGTTTATACTGTGGTTTATACTCTTAAACAATAGCTTAAAGTATATTATAAACCATATACGAATGGTTTATAACCATACGTAAATAGATTTATTACAGAGTTTATAAATAAAACCTACGGATACAGAAGATGACAGAAGTATTCAAAGCAAACCGTCCTGACTTATCACAGGGATCCCTACGCACTTATACATCCATCCTTAAGAACGTTGCTAAGCAAATGTCTCTTGAGATTAAACAACCTAGTGATGTCATTAAACACTATAAGGATATTATTAAACACTTAGAAGCAGTTGAGCCCAAAGCAAGGAAGACACGCTTAGCATGTCTCATTGTTTTTATTGATAAGGATGAATCAAAGGAGAAAGAGAAAGCGGTAGAATCATTTCGTAAGCTAATGACAAGTGATATAGATGTATATAATAAACAGATTGATAAACAGGAATTATCCGAACGTCAAAAGGAAGGTATGATGTCCATGGATGAAGTCATGAAGAAATATAATGAGTTAGAAAAAGAAGTAGCACCTTTGCTTAATAGGGAGTCGCTTACTAAAGTTCAGCTATGCCACGTTCAGCTATACGTCCTACTCTCATGTCTGCTATTAATTCCTCCACGAAGATCATTAGACTATACAGAGTTTAAGATTCGGAATATTGATGAGAAGACAGATAATTATATGAAGACAGAAAAGAAAGTCCCGTCATTTGTATTTAGTACTTATAAGACAGCAAAGAAGTATGGACAACAGACAGAAGTTATTCCTGTTAAGTTAGCTAATATTATTAAGAAGTGGATGAAGTTAAATACTCATGATTATCTGTTAATGAATACTAAACAGACTGGTAAGATCTCACCGACTCAATTGACAGATCTGTTATATTCCTTTTTTGAAAAACCTCTATCTACTTCTCTGTTACGTCACATTTACTTATCAGATAAATATAAGGATCTTCCAGCACTAACAGAAATGAAAGAGACCGCTAAAGCACTTGGTCATAGTGTCCCGCAAATGTTAGAGTATGTTAAGAAAGATATGAAGTAATTTAGATCCAACTTAGCCCCGTGTTGATTGTCGTATAACAATCTGAAGCACATATACACGGGGCAATTAGTTTTTTACTTTATGATATCCATTGACAAGACATTTGAATAATGATATCCAGCATCTCGGCTTCTTAATACGTTTAACAAGTAACATCCGTAAGAAAGTCTGTGGTACAGCCTGTTGTGCTGGAAACTTATGAAGAACATTATCTACACCTGGGATCATCTCATCGGCTTCATCTTCTTCAAATGCGTAACAGTAAATGATTACATTATACATATCACGATTCGGTTCTACTTCCTTCATGTAAGTATAACGGTCTTCGGATAAACGTAAGTCCATCACTAAGATATCAAATGGGTAACTAGCAATAGGAATATTCTTATGGATCGCATCATTGTATAATACAACTTTGAACTCTTTAAAGAGTGCTAAGTCTTCAGCAGACAGATCTTTAGTAATACAGATAATATACTGTTTAGCGGGAGCAGGAGCGAGAGGAGCAGGAGCAGGAGGATCAATCACCACGTTTGCAAGTTCCTGTTGAATGACAGCAGGAAGGAAAGGTAATGCCATTTACCTACAGGAAATATTTTAACAGAAAACGCTATGAACTTTTCCACCACGTTTATATCCGTGTTCTGCTTCTACCTCTTTTAATCGTTTTCGTGCATCTTCCATATATTTTTTTTGATGTGCCTTATATTGCATACTAGCTGGCGCACTAAATGCAGATATTTTCTGTCCTGCCTCATTATATCTTATATCCATTACACCTTCAGGCCAAAGATGCTTAGGAAGCAATGGCTTCCGACCACCTGGTACAGCACGTTCCATACCTGGTACAGCACGTTCCATACCTGGGGCATCAGATAAACTTGAAGGAGCAGGTGAGGCAGATCTCGGAGTAGATGCACTACTTGCATATCCACTGGGAGCAGGAGGACCTACGCGAATAGGTGGAGGAGTCTGCCATGCTGACCGTGCTTGTTCATCTTCACGGGAGACAGCATTTTGTGCCCGTAGTGGAAAGAAATCTACAGGAGGAGCACCCGTAACTTTACTTGGTACAGGAGGAGCTATGTTGTCCCTACCAGTTGGACGAAAATAATTAACACTATCAAGTTCTTCTTTATTCTCAGGATAGCCAAAAGCTACTGACATACTATTACCTGCTTGTTCATATAAGACACCACCACGGGGACGAAGTTCTGTAGGGATCGCACGTGACGCATTCGTATTTAAAGGAGCGACATCTCTCGGATTCTCATGAGCCGCATAAATGGGTACGCTAAGGGCAGGTCTATCTAACGTGGTATGCGGAGTAGGTGTAGCAGTAGTATGTACAGTACGTCCCCAATCTCTCGCAATAGGAGCAGTAGGTGCCATACCGCCCTGATG